TTAGACCATATGAAGTAGGCAGTGCAGTTGGAATGTTCCAAGAACTTTCGTACTATACAAACCAGCTATATGGACACCAGGTTGTCTACTTTAGAACTTTACCTGAACTGGACAGTGCAGATTATGTATTTAAGGAGTGGACGCTATATAAAAACGTAGATCGTAAGTGTATTAAAGTTTTAGTACCAAAGAACGCGTTTCCAAGTAATGCTCCAAAATATACTGAGTTTGGAATGGACTTTCAGTTACCTTTTGAAATCCACCTTGACCATCGATATTTTCAATCTATTTTTGGTGCCAACTCTGAACCTAGAAAGAGGGACTTCTTGTATTTTCCTCTAATCAATCGTATGTTTGAGATTCAGGGTTCATACTTACACCGAGGATTTATGATGACTCCTACTTTCTGGAAGATTCAACTTAAGAAATTCAATCCAAATATTGATATGTTGCTGAAGGACGAGACTCGTCACTTCCTAGACAACGTAATCACCAACGCTGAACAGTTATTTGGAGATGAGGTAAAGAAAGACATACAGGATGGAACTATGCCTGAACAATATAAAACTATTTCAACTACGTTTGATTCTTCAAGAAGAGCAATCCATCCAGATGTTTCAATTAAACCTCTGAAATATACATTTAATTTTGCAAGCTTAATTGAAAATTATTATGACTTTACCCAAATTCCTTTATCGGATCTAAGTTACGAATTGACCACAACTCATCCACCAGTGGCAGAGAGCATGAATATTGAAAATCTACGATCTCTTGATCCGCTGAGTGCACAGGTGAATGACGTTGTGCTTGCATATCAGGGCAGTCCACTATTTACTGCATGGAAAAATGGAGCGTTACTAACTAATGACAAAAACGTAAAAGGAACTTCTACTCTTTTCTGTAGAATTAGAGGACCGTTTGATACTATCCCAAATAACGAAGGTCAATCAGTATCAGGAAGATATGTTAGAGTGGAAGGTTATCGTAATCTTTCATTTAAAGATCAACGCGATTTATTAATCGATACTATTGGTGTCAACAAATATATTAAATTTAAAGTGAGACAGACTGGTGTAGTTTATTCAGCTCAACCTAAGTTTAATAAAACAGATTCTCAAAATCTTTCTTATACTAGCTTATTTAATGTTCCTTCTACATCAGACGTAGTTAAATTTCTAGATGGATTTGATAACGAGACTGGTACTGGTGTTAAAATTGAAGGATTATTCACCCGATATTTTGCAACTCACCCAGAAGGAGACCTTGACTTGACAGTTACGATTAATTCTCAAGTAAAGAACTATACAATTGTAAACTTTAAGAGCGATGCATGGCATGCAATAGTAGTTTCTATTTCAAACGAGTTTAAACAGTGTGGAGTTTACGTATATTCAATTCAAGAGGATCCATCAGATATTATTAATCACAATGATTTTAAAACTGTTTTCTCTAGTATCTCGTCTTTAGTTCAAACTGAATTTAATTTAGAGTCATACTATACGTTACCGGTTTCAAACTTGTTAATAACTAATTTACGTCTTTTCAATACAATGATTAAGGAAGAACAACATGACTTTATTCTAAGTCAACAGTTTATTAAGGACGAGTCAATGTTGCTATTGATTGATAACTGTAAACCTCAATTAAATCTTCCATACATCGCAAAAAATAGATAAAGTTAATGAAAAATACAAATCAAGAAAATATAAGAAACGAAAATGTGCAAGACATTTTCATGAGAAATGCAACTCTTACTGTATTGGATTTACTTAATCGTAATGTGATTATCGATCTTAAACGAGGCGACGCTGTGGAAAAACATGAAGTGCCTTTCTTCTATAATTTTGGTGGAGATGAAGGATTCATGAAAGATTTCTTTTTAGAACTTCCAACTGACTGTAAATATCCAAACCATGCAGAAGGAAACTATGAAATTATGCCAAGAGGAGTAGTAACATTAAGCTCATTTGCGATTCGTGCAAACGATATTACTAATAAATTCGTAAGAGGAACTTTTAATCAGGAGGTAAGAGACATTAATGATCAAAAACAGCTTAAGGCATATTCGGCTCGACTTTTTACCTTACCTATTACTTTGAAATATGCTTTAAAGATAGAGAGCGATAACATCAATAAGACTTTTAAAATTATTGAGAAAATATTTGATTTTTACTATAAGAATCAGGTAAAGTACTTTCAGTTTAGAGGAGTTAGAATTCCAGCGCAAATTACTTTTCCAGAAAGTGCAGATTTTCAAAAGCTTTACAGCTTTACATATACTGACAATAACATTGTCTCAATTACCTTGAATTTAGATATGGAGACGTATTTCCCTAGTTTTGACGATCACTCTACTTTCTATAAAGGAAATACCATTCACCAAATTAACCTTAGAGAAACGCAAACTGGTTCGAATGCCGCTCTTGATGATTCATGGATCGATAAAGACTATCCGCCAGCTGAATAAATAATACAATATGGAAACAAGATTAAAAAGTTTTACCCAATTTATAGGCGAACACCTAGAAATTTCAGAAGAATTAAACTATCATGCCACTCGTGATCTATCAATTGCTGAGTCAGTTTTTAGACCGGGCAGCTTTGCCCACATGAAACTATTAACTGAGACCAGAGATCTTTATGAGGCCGGCAAAATAAAACTTGGCGAATTAGATAATATTCTCTTTGAACAGACAGATCTTGGAAAAGTTGCTCTATATGAGGGCAAAGTAGTTGCACTGGATCTAGTACTTGAAGCTGAATACCATGGTAAAAAAGTGGAAATCGGCAAGCCTAAACGTGGTGGTGCTAAAAAATATCACGTATATGTGTTAAATCCCAAGACAGGCAAAGTAAAATTAATCTCTTTTGGCGATGTACATGGCGGTCTTACTGCAAAAGTAAGTAATCCTAAAGCTAGAAAATCATTTGCGGCTAGACATAGATGTGCTGAAAAAACAGATCGTACTACTGCTGGATATTGGGCCTGCCGAATTAATCGATATGCTCACCTTTGGGGAGGAAAAACTTATCCTGGCTTTTGGTAATGAAACCATATTTTGACATATCTGATCAAGTTAGACTTTTTTCTCAAGAGATAGATGAAAGTGAACTTATGTGGCATCGTGATGAAGAAGATAGAATAATTGAAGCAACTGAACACAGCGATTGGAAAATACAATTAGATAATCAAATTCCAATTAACATCAATAAGCCGGTCTCAATCAAAAAAGGAGAGTGGCACAGACTTATTAAAGGAACCGACAATTTAAAATTAAAAATAGTAAAAATATCTTAAAGAATGAGCGTTTTAAAATTTAATCAATATCTAATATTGGAAAAAGGCACAGAGTCATGTCCAGTAGCAACTCAAAATTTAGAAATAAACACTAAACGTAGAGATGCTGCAATTTCAGCTGACTACATTCAATATGGTCCATTAAATCTATCTGATGAAAAATATTGGGAAGATCTTGCAACACATTGGAAAACAACTGCAGACGTTGCCAAAAATTCAAATTGCGGAAATTGTGTAGCATTTGACATTTCACCAAGAATGGAAGAGTGTATGCCTGGAGAAGTTAGTGATCCTGATGGAAGACTCGGTTACTGTTGGATGCATCACTTTAAATGTCACTCAGCGCGAACATGCAGAACTTGGGCAGCAGGCGGACCTATTACACAAGATTCAATTTCAGCAGATTGGCAAAGTAAAAATGAAGGAGATGTTAATGAAAAAAGAAAAACTAAAAACTCTCCAGACTGGCATGATTCAGATGCACCAGACGCTAATGGAAAATTTAAAGAGCTTGGAATAAAAGAACTTGCAAAATGGTTAATTCGAACTAGAGGAGGAGACATGCGTAAGATTACCGGAAGTCTAAACCAACAAATAGTATTTAATCGAAATGATAATCCAGCATATGCTAAGAAGATGGAAAGCGTTAGAGCTGAGGTAAAAAGACAACTTAGTAAAAAAAAATAAAAAGCAATGATTCTTACTTTTAATCAATACTGCATTCTTGAGAGCAAAAAACAAAAGGCTCATCCTAAAAAATATAAAGCTCCTGAGGGGAGTGCTCGTGATAAGAAACTAGATAAAGCAAAGGAACTACTTAAATCTGGGAATAGCGAAGATGCATATCAGCTTAGAGATAACATGGAA